AAACTCAGCAATTATTGATAGATCAAAAGAATTGTGTCTAGCTTTATAAGTTAAGATACTATTTCACACTATACACCCCGCCAAAAGCGGGGTTTTTTATTGTGTATTTTTTGAATGTTTTTAAATGTGCTTATGTGTATTCTATTGTGATACTTTATAAAATTATAGGATTCTTAACTGTATCAAAAAACAATATCAAAACCCAGTGACACACTAAACACAATCTCATTAATCTTACTGTTTTTTGTGTTTTTATTTACTAAAATAATATTTTAGTGTTGTTTACTATCCTACAAAGTACGATATAATGAGGATAGGCAACAAGCCTAATTTAAATTTCACCCAACAATTTATTATGTCTACAAGATCAGTTATCGGAATTATTAATGATGATAATTCTGTCAATTCTGTTTACTGTCATTATGACGGACACCCACTTTACACTGGCTATTTTTTAAAAAGATTTTTCGACACCACCGAAAAAGTAAATAGTTTAATATCAGGTGGTGATATTTCCCAACTAGCAAGCAAAAGTGATTGGGAAAACACAAAGTATCCTATGATTAATAATAAACAAGTTTTAAAAACTCTTTATTATATTGATAGACCCAAAAGTGAATTTATTAATGAAAGATGGGAAAATGTCAAACCCCAAAAACATAAAAGTTTATTAGAATTTTTCCAACGTGATAACGGAGACGAATATAAGTACTTATTTCTACCAAGTGGAAATTGGAATTATAAACAAAATGGTGTCTGGAAGTGTTACGACACCAGCACCCCAACAAAACACCCAAGCGTACAAATTCCCGACACATCAAGATTTTATAATTCAGATAAACAAATGTTTGTTTATGGATTTTCTAAAGTATCAAGAGTAAAAGAATTAGCAAAATGATTATCACATTAAAAGGCAAACTAATCCCCAAAACAATTATTTTAAATCCAAAATGGAAAAAACCAAAAAAGAAAAATTCAAATCAAAAATCAACAAAATTATTATCAAGTTAACTAATCAAGGTAACCACACCACCGCATCACATTTGTACAAAACTTACTTTTTAAATTAATTATGGATTCTGAACTAATGAAATGGCTTGCACAAATGCCAAAAAATTATGACTTATCAGCACACAAAATAAGTTATTACAACGGCGAAAAACAATTAAAACTATTCTTAAAAATAAAAGATAATTAGTTGTTTTTAGTCTCACTGCTCATACTACCCCCACAAACACATGACACACCAACAACACAGAGTACCAACAGCCAAAGCAATAAAGATTGAAAATAAAAAGTCTTTCTTTGCTATGATATTATTTATCATTTTGTTTTTTGGTGCAAGCTACTACGCACCCGAACACATAGACGGCTACACCAGCCCACCAACCCAAGCGAAATAAACAACGCCCACACACAATACACCACGCCCGCCCAGTGCGGGTTTTTTATTGTTTGTTATGTGTACAGGCCACCGCACCCCACCAACACCCCACGCACCAGACACCACACGCACAGCCCACCGCACCCACAGCCCACCGCAGGGGCAGGGTCGCAAAAATTTTATTACCTATTAGAAGAGCCCCGAACCTACTGATAAATCTACAAATTAAGACTACTTTTTCTTTCCTTCTACGCTTATAGAAAGCTGTGGAGTGTTTAAATTAATTGTCTCTTCACTCTCTCCTAGCACCTTACCTAACGAATCCAATATCTGAGCAGCAGTCTGAAGCTGACCCCTCTTCATCGCCTTGTTGAAAAGTCTCATTCTCATTCCCTGGAGTCGTGCCACCATCTTCTCTCTATCTTTTTCCCAATCTTCATCGTTCCATTCCTTGACCTTACCCCAATCTCTCCACGCTGTATCCACCCCAATGTTCTCTTTGGTTGCGTGATCGAGCACCAACTGTCTAGTAGTCAAGCCCTCAAGCTGACGACTGTACAATCTTTGCCTCCTAGCTTCAATAACTGAATCTGGATTTCTTCTTCCACAGACCTTACCACCCAACGGAGCGTTTGGACTGTCTACATCTGGTCGATAGTATGCTTGAGCCACGGACTAAATAAATACTAATACTTGAATAATAACCCTAAAAACACTATTTAGTCGACCAAAACAAGGAAATTTGTTCATATTTGGGCTATTCTTTACTACATGAGCACAAAAACAGACGAAAAATTATCACTTAGATGGGCACAGGGGGAGGTGTTCAATGCAAAACAAAGATTTAGAGTCCTAGTCGCTGGTAGAAGATTCGGAAAATCCTATTTATCCTGTATTGAAATACTCAAAGCAGCAATAGACCGCCCTGGCGAAACATATTTCTACTGTGCCCCAACCTATCGCATGGCAAAAGACATCGCCTGGAAAGAAATAAAGAAACTTATCCCACGAGAATGGATAGCCTCCAAAAACGAAACCGACCTCAAAATCGAACTAATCAATGGATCGCTAATCGAACTCAAAGGCACAGAAAACGCAACAACCCTGCGTGGCCGAAGCCTTGCTGGAGTAGTACTTGACGAAGCAGCCTTCATGGATTCCGAAGTCTGGTTCCAAGTAATCAGACCAGCCCTCGCAGATAAACAGGGTTGGGCTCTTTTCATTTCCACACCAGATGGCACAGCCTCCTGGTTCTACGATTTGTGGTGCTACGTTCCAGAAGATGAAACAGGTGACTGGAAACGCTGGAGCTTCACAACAATAGACGGGGGTAATGTTCCAGAAGAAGAAGTCGAGGCAGCCAAGGCCCAACTAGATACCAGAACATTCAAGCAGGAGTTCGAGGCAAGTTTCGAGAATCTCACGGGTCTCGTTGCAGTCTCCTTTTCAGATTCCAACATTTCTACCGAAGCGGAGGATATATCTATCGCCCCACTTTTACTAGGAGTCGATTTTAACGTAGATCCACTTTGCGGAATCTGTGCTGTCCGCTACCGAGACATCCTCTACGTTTTTGACGAAATAATTATGACGGGCGGTGCAACAACCTGGGATTTCGCAGAAGAAGTAACCCACCGATACGGGGTAGATCGAAGAATAATAGCTTGCCCTGACCCTACAGGTGCAGCCCGAAAAACATCAGGAGTCGGTTCAACGGACCACACTATCCTACGCAGAAGTGGATTCACCGTATCCTCTCCAAAAGCACCCTGGAAAATACGAGACAAAATTACATCAGTAAATACTGCTTTATATGATGCAGCAGGAGAAAGACGAACTTTAATCCACCCACGCTGTAAAGAATTGATAAAATCTCTCCGCACCCTCACTTACGCTCCAAACACAGGTATGCCAAACAAAAACCTTGGGGTTGACCACGCATTTGACGCTTTTGGCTATCTCTGTCTCCAACAATTTAACCTTGCCAAACCAGAGACATTAGGCCAAACTTCGTTTAGAATATACTAAGAGTTTCCTTTTTCCACTATGTACCATTCCTCCATGAAGAAGAAAAAGAAGAAAAAGAAAAAGACCAAGAAGAAGTGAGAAAATTTAGGCGAGTAAGACGAGACAAAAAGACAAACGTACCAAGTAAATACCTTGCTGGTGCGAAAAATAAGGCTGCAAAAGCAAAAGAGATCAAAGAAACAGCCGAAAAGTACAAAAGAGGCGAATATATTGATATAAAAGCCATCAACAAGTCACGATCTGCCCAAGATGAAACCAAAAAGAAAGCCACTAAGCGAAAAAACAAAAGAAACACTAAGAAAAAAGGCAGATAAGAGCCGTTTTACCTACGGACAGCTTGCCCAAGTGTATCGCAGAGGCCAAGGAGCATATTTATCCTCTGGATCTCGCAACGTACCAATGGCTGCATGGGCAATGGGCAGAGTAAACAGCTTTATCAGTGGTAGGGGAGGGGCAAGAAAAGCGGATGCTGATATACTTAGAAAGAAATCCAAGAAAAAATGACAGAAATTACTGAAGAAATGCTGGATGCTATTGAAGCAGTCAAAGGCAAGCGTAATCCTGCCCTATGGGATAACAGATGCCAACAATATATGCTAAATAACACGAAAGGTACTGTAAAAAAGTCAACAACAAGTTAAACTAATTATAAATACTCTTTTTTCTCAAAGATCATGGCATTTTTTCGTGGCGAAGAAGGCTCTGTTAAATTTAAAAACGGATCTGGAACTACTGAAGCAGTTGTATCTACTACAGGTTGGACACTAGATACTACAAAAGATACTTTAGATGTAACTGCTCATGGAGCAACATCTAGATCATTTGTTGGTGGACTAATTTCTGCTTCTGGAACTATTGATTTTCTATATACAGCAGCTAGTAGTAATGAAACTGCAAACTTATTAGCTGATGTTTTAACCACAGAAGATGCTGCTGACGCACAGTTTGAATTATTTTTAGATACATCAGGAAGTAAAAAAGTAAGTTTCTCTGGAATTGTTACAGGAACAAGTTTATCTGCTACAACAGGCGATCTTGAAACTGTAAGTGTTAGCTTTATATCTTCTGGTGCTATCACCAACGCTGCCTAATGCCTAAATCATCTTACTCAGCGAAGCAACGTAGACTAGCTGCTGTTGCTCCACCACGGGATAAGATTACTGCTGCCGACTTGAAAAAGTTACGTTCCAAGAAAAAGAGGAAGAAAAAATGAAAACCCTAACTCAAAGACAGCAAGACGCTCTAGCCAGGCATAAAAAGAAGGGTACTCATACTAGGAAGCACATGGAAGAGATGAAAAAGCTGATGCTAAAAGGTAAAACTTTTACTGAAGCTCACAATCTGACCATGAAAAAGGTAGGAAAATGAGTAAAAAAGATCCTAGACTTACAAAAAATAGATTAGAAGGATTTAATAAACCTAAGAAAACACCTGGT